CCTCTCATAATTGGTGGTGTCAGTGCTGGTGTGTTTTTAGCAGTAGTATTTGGCGCAATAAAAATTGGATGGAAGTACGCACCTTGGATAGTTGTTGGTGCATTGTTAATATGGTTTTTTGGATAGGAGTAAGTTATGATTACGCCTGAAACACTCGAAGTTGGTAAAGGATATGAATGCACCTTTACAGTAAAAAATATTCCACTAGATACGTTTGGTCGTCCGGGTGGTATGTATAGTTTGGCAGATATTCCAGTTGAGAAAATTGGAGATTACACAAGCACTGGAGCCATTATTGCTCGTGATTTGAACACCAAACTTATGGAAGTCGAAGATTTCAAAGTAGACGGTAAACCCAAAACTTATGTTGTTAAGTTTGAAAATATAGGAAATATAAATGAAGTATGATGATAGACATGGAGGTCCATATGACCGAGGCGGAGCAGATAGCTACTACCGAAGAGGATTTAAACCTCATTATTATTCTGGAGCAAGTATGCAATCAGAGGAGATTCCTGAAGCACTAATGACAACTGTTGAAGTTGATGCATATCGTGCAGGATACAACGACAATGAAGAGCTAGGCGATTTTAAGGATTGGGGATAAATGGATGGACTTTTAAATATTGCAAGGAACTACGTTTTGGTTAAAGACGTAAGCGATATAATAGACTTTGATGTTGTTACTAAGGACATCGAAAAAGTGAAAATGAGTAAAAATATTAAAAATAGCATTACAGAAACTAAAAATATGTGTGCTCAACCAGAATTTAAAGAATTAGGTAGAGTACTCAAAGATCAATCTGTCGCTTTCTTAAGAAATTTTTATATGCAAGACCCAGCAATATCATTTGAAGATTTGCAAGTTTCGGAAAGTTGGGCAAACGTATCTCTCAAAGGAGAAGAGCATCATATTCATGAACACCCTTTCAGTATTGTAAGTGGTGTATTGTTTTTGGATGATACTCCGGATAATTTAAATTTAACATTTGAAACACATCCGTTACAAATTCCTTTTTGGAAAGAAAGCGATAAAGCATATATTAGTCTAAGAAACTTAACAGGTGGTGAAGATAACTTGTATCGACATTTGGTATTGTTTATAAGCAGTGTTGGACATTTTGTATCACCTGTTGAACATGATATACCTAGACGTAGTATTGCATTTAATACTTTTTGGAAAGGTAAAGTGGGTAAACAATTCATTGAAGTTCCAGAATTAGATGAAGATCGAACTTCAATTGGATTTAGATAATAAAAAAGGTTGACATCATACAACTTATGATGTTATACTGTTTTTATTGCTTAGGGATAAACTCTAAGCACAACTTAACTGGAGGCAATAATGGCTTTTACAACAATTAAAACTAACCAGAAGACTTTCTTAGAAACCTATCTTAGAGGTACTGGTAAAACTTTGACTGCGAAAGACGCAAATGCAAGGTTTGGCATTCAGCAACTTCCTGCTAGAATGAGCGAAATGAAATCAGCTGGACTTAACGTCAAGACTGATGTAGCTACTACAGGTGCAACACGATATAGCATTACTGCTCGTGACGTAAATGGTAGCAGAGCAAAGATGTTTGCTTAATAACAAATATCCCCCCACAAAATAGGACCTTCGGGTCCTATTTTTTTGACTATTTTATTAACTACTAGGTTAACTACTATAACCACCCGGATATATAGTGGTCCTGGTAAATACTACTAGCAAATACTTTATGAGGAGAATAACTATGGCAGTATTAGTATCACCTGGTGTAAATGTATCAGTAGTAGATGAAAGTGCATACGGAGCCCCAGGCGCCGGTACAGTTCCACTATTAATGATTGCAACACGTCAGGATAAAACAGATCCTACAGGAAGTGAAGCTGATGGTATTGCAAAATTTTCAAAAAGTGCTCAAGCTGGTAATGTAGTAAAAGTTACTAGTCAAAGAGAATTAACACAATTTTTTGGAAATCCAACATTTACCACAAGCGGAACTAGTGTAGTACAAGGAAGTGAGACCAGCGAATACGGTCTTATGGCGGCATACAGTTACCTAGGACAAGGTAATCAAGCATTTTGTGTTAGAGCAGATCTAAACTTAGGTCAACTTGAAGCAAACCCATTGACAGGAACAAGTGTTCCTACAAGTCCATATACAACATCAGGCGGACTTTGGTTGGACTTAGATGCAAGTAAATTTGGTATTCACGAGTGGAGTGCAACAAATAATTCATGGGAAAACAAAATCCCAACAGTAGAAATTAACGCAACAGGCACACAATCAGAAGTAGACGGTGATACAGGTCATACGCCTACTACAGCCGCAAGTGCCGCAACTAATGACACATATTTGGTTGTAGTACATGTTGACAACGAAATTTCAACTACTACTGACAGACAACTGAGTATCCAATATTTCCATGGTGCAGGTGGTGCATGGGAATTGATTGATAATTCATTAGCCGCAGGTACTGCAACATATGATGAACATTACAGTGCGCCGAGCACACCAGCCGCTGGCGATATTTGGATTAAAACAACTAGACCCGGTAATGGATTGAGTTTATCGTTTTTTGAATATGGAACTTCAGCTTTTGGTGTAAAAACAGTACAAGGCGTAAGTTCAACTCAAGTAGATGGTGCTGGTGCAATCACTGACTTTGTTCCACAAGATGGTTCAAGTGCTACTGCATTAACAACTGGCACAGCCGTACTAGGTAACTTGTTGCTAGACCAACAAGCTAATACACGCGGTACAATAATTGTTAGAGAAGTAGGTGCTGGCGGTACAGTAGTTGCATTACCTTCAGGTGATATACTTGCACAAAACGATACTCCTACTGCAACAGCATCTAACGGACAGTATTGGTTTGATAACACAATTAACAGTTTGGATGTTTATGTTGTCGACAGTGGTTATAAAACAGTTACACCAACATATTCAACAACTGCTCCAACAGGCGCAAGTGCTGGTGATGTTTGGGTAGATACAACATTAGCGGCAGAGAATCAAGCTAATGAAAGAGCATATCCGAAACTTTATCAAAGAAATGCAGGAAACACTGCATGGGTATTACATGATAATTCAGATCAAACTACATCAAATGGTGTATTGTTTGCTGATATTACAGATACAGCCGCAGATGCAACAAATGGTGGTAAAGCAACTACAATTACTGGAGCACCTGCTAGCGGAGTTTATCCAGCAGGTATGTTAGTTGTTAACATGGCACAAAGTAAAAACACTGTTAGAGTATACAATAGTACAGCAGGTGCTTGGAGAAATGGTGCCGCAAATCATGCAGACGGTAGTGGTTCATTTGGCAGATATGCACAACGTAAAGTAATTGCAACTGCAATGCAAGCGGCTATTGCTGGTACAGATCTCAGAGATCCACAGTACAAGTATAGCTTAATTGCTTCACCAAACTATCCAGAACTAGTTGACGAAATGGTCACACTAAACAGTGATAGAGGTGAGACAGCATTTATTGTTATTGATACTCCAATGCGTAAGAATCCAACAGATGTGGTTACTTGGGTAAACAATAGTAACAGTGCAAGTGAAAATGGCGAAGATGGACTAGTAACTAAAAACACATATAGTGCAGTATACTATCCAGCAGGACAAACAACTGAACCTGCAGGCGGTGCAACTGTAACTGTTCCTCCAAGTCATATGGCACTATACACTATTGCATACAATGACAATATTAGTTTCCAATGGTTTGCTCCAGCAGGAACTACAAGAGGTGTTGTACAAAACGCAAGTGCAGTTGGACATATTACAACTGAAGGCGAATTTAAAGCAATTAGCCTTACACAAGGACAGCGTGATGCAATGTACACAGCAAAGCTAAATCCAATCACAACATTTCCTGGACAAGGTACAGTAGTATTTGGACAGAAAACACTACATGCTAATACTAGTAGTTTGGATAGAGTTAATGTTGCACGTTTGGTTGCTTATCTCAGAGAAAGATTTGATGAGATTGCTCGTCCGTTCTTGTTTGAAATCAACGATGCACAAACTAGAGCTAGAGCAAAAGTTGTATTTGAAAGATTCCTTGCAGACATTCTAAGTAGACGAGGACTTAACGACTTTGCAGTAGTATGTGATGATACAAATAATACTCCAGCGAGAATTGATCGTAATGAGTTTTATGTAGATGTTGCTATTGAACCAGCAAAAGCGGCAGAATTTATCTATGTTCCGATTAGATTGGTAAACACAGGTACATTATCAAGCACAAACTAATAAAAATTAACTGAATACTTAATGGACGGCTTCGGCTGTCCATTTTTTTTGACGTTTTTTAATAAATACTAACAGCCGGTATAACGAGGAGATTCATATGGCAGTTATTACAACATTAGGGGTTCCAGACAATTCAGGGAACACAACAACAATTATGCCCAAGCTACAATATCGCTTTAGAGTGACATTTGTAGGTGAGGGATTTAGTGCTACTCCTACTAGAAGCGTTATTAGTACAACTAGACCAAGTCTTACACATGATGAGATTCCACTAGATTCTTACAACTCAAGAATTTATCTAGCAGGTAAACATATGTGGGAAGCAGTTAGTATTGTACTCAGAGATGACGTTGATAGTGTAGTACTCAGAGAATTAAACGCACAACTTAATAGACAAGTAGATCATGCTAATCAAAGTTCACCTAGATCAGGCAGTGCTTATAAGTTTCAAATGATAATGGAAACATTAGACGGTGCTAGCCCAACACCAGGTGTATTAGATAAATTTGAATTAGCAGGTTGTTACATTGCAAATATCAGCTATGGCGACATGGCATATGCGAGCAGTGAACAAGTACAAGTAACAGTAGGTATTAGATACGACAACGCAGAAATTTTTGACGCCGCAGGTAATGCAACGCTAACTGGCGCTGATTTAGATCAGACACTTAGTAACGCAACTGGTGGCGGAACAGTAGCTTAAGGTAGCAAAGTATGGGATTAACTAGTAATACCGGCCCATACAATGCCGCCGCTGAGCATTTTGGAGCAGATGACCCAGTTATGGTCAAAACTCCACGTCAACTGTATAATTTTGAAATACAATTTCTACTTAATGAAAATGTAGCTATAGAGGATGCTAGCTTTAGAAGAAACTTTGTTTTTAATAGAGTTAGCAGTGTCACTATGCCTGACTTTGATTATGGCATACAACCTGTCAATCAATACAACAGAATGAGATATGTTCCTACTAGGATGACTCCTGGACCTGCTAACGTAGTTTTTTATGATACAAAAGACAATCAATTTCAGTCAATGATGAAAGCATATGCGGCCCATTATTATCAAGGACATAATATGGATAGTAAAAACTTCAATGGGTATTCATTACTTGATGAAGACTTTGCTAGTGGAACAGCTCATCAATTTGGTGCTAAAACAATTACATCAAATTCTAGATTTTTCTTTGAAGAAATTAGAATACACAATAAAGATACGGCTCAAGGCGGAAGAACAACTGTGTTGTTCAACTGTATGATAAACTCAGTACAACACTCTACATTTGATTATTCTCAAAGTTCTTCATCTACATATAATGTTAGTTTCCAAGCTGAACATGTTAATATTGAAGTACTAAATTCAGAGTTAGTGAATGGAACACAAGCCCAAAGACAAATGTTAGAAAGTACAGTAGCACCTACAGTAGCTAATAGGCCGATACCACAACCTGAATCATTAGGACTTAGACCATTTGAAGGAACTCTCAGAACTGGTGAAAGTTTAAGAAATATTAACGGTGATACTTTTATTGTTCCTTCAGAGAACGATACAGGAGACGTTATAATAGGTCAAATATTTGAAGATTCAGAGTAGTAATAAATACTACTAGAATGGCAAATAATTTTCAACAAGGCATATACGAAGTTCAAAATCCCCGTAAGTATGTGGGTAAACATCGCCCAAAATACCGTAGTGGTTGGGAATTAAAATTTATGCGTTTATTAGATAGTCACCCTAATATACTAGCATGGGCTAGTGAAGCACACAGAATACCTTACAGAAATCCTGCAACAGGAAAAAATACACACTATGTTCCGGATTTTTTTATAGTGTACGAAGACAAAAACAAACAACGAAAAGCAGAAATGATTGAGATAAAACCAGCAGGACAAACGCTAGCACATGCTAAAAGTCCAATGCAAAAAGCTTCAGCTATAATTAATGAAGCAAAATGGCAAGCCGCGAAAGTATATTGTGATAGGCAGGGTGTTGGGTTTAGAGTGTTAACAGAACATGAGTTGTTTAATCAACCTAAAAAAAGGAAACGTAAATGAGTAGCAAAATTGAAGATGTATTTGATTTACCTCCAATGAAAGAAGAAATAGATGAACCTATCAAACAGGAAGAAACTGGATTGGATATTGCACAACTACAACAACAAATGGAGGTGGCAGATAAGATTGATGCCGCCCTTCCAATGGTTAGAGACTTAGAACAATTAGATGCTGACATGGACAAGTATGCAGATAAAGCTATGCATGCCTTTCAGGATCTTATGGACCTTGGACAAAATGTTGAAGATAGACATGCGGCGGCTGTGTTTGATACAGCAAGTAAGATGATGACTAATGCTATAACTGCTAAAACAGCAAAGATGGACAAAAAACTAAAAATGGTACAACTGCAACTGCAAAAAGCCAAGTTTGATGCCCAAGAAGCTAAGGCAAAAGGCGGAGATACAGCCATACAAGGCGAAGCTGAAGAGTTCGAAGATCGTAATAGTTTGATTAATGCAGTCTTAGATAAAATGAATAAATCAGATAAATAATTACAATGAAGGAAGTAGCGATGAAAAGTTTGAAACAATATCTAGCAGAATCTGAAAAAAGCTATAAGTTTAGACTTCGTAGTATTAACGAAATTTCAGATGAGCATATGGACAGAATTGAGTCGCATATGAAAAAGTATAATATGGAAAGCATGAGTGCTTGTAAAAAGACAATTATGCAACCTAAGCCCAGAGGATTTGGTGACGTAGGTCCAAATGAAGTTTTCATTTGTGATATGGAAATAAAATTACCAGCAACTCCCAATGCACTACAAGAAGAAATTTGTAGAATTATTGGTTGCCCAATGGGTAATATAATTATAAACAACATGAATGAATCAGAAGAACTTTGGAATGATGAAATCAAAGATGAGGACCAAGAACCAAAGAGCGTACTAGCCGACGCAGATTACAGTGACGCTGAAAAAGTAGATCACAGTGAAAATTATGGTAACGAGTTTGTAGATAAGTTTGTTAAAGCTCAACCAAAAGGCGAATTGAATACAGAATATAAGGTGTAACGACAATGGATTTAAATGACTTATACAAACTAGCAGGAATTCCCAGAGACGATGCACCTGCAATAGAACCACAACCAGTGGAACAACCAGTAGCTGAACAACCAATGGACGGCAGAGACGATATGAAAGCAATGATTGCTTTGGTAACTCCAGAACAGCTGAATCAACTAGTTGGAGATACTCCAGTTGAAGAAGAAGGTTTTGCTAATAGCGGAGACGAGTATGCTGGTGAACCAGAAGCATACAAAGGCACACTAGGTAGCCCAGCAGATTTAAGTTTGCGTAGATACTTAGGAGCAAATGGCGTTCCAGTAAACGTAGACGAAACAAAAGTGTATGAAGATCATAAAGTAGAAGATATTACTGAAGCATGGAATGCATACAAATTAACCGAAAGACCATCAGATAGATCAAGACGTGGTACAAGACCACCGGATGCAATTGGTAAAACGGTTCAAATGCCTAGTATTGGTGAACCAATTCCACAACCAAAGCCAACTGTAGCTCCAATGCCACAACCAGGTGGAGGACCAGAAGGACCGGCTAAGGCAGGAACAAGACCACCAGATGCAATAGGACCTAAAACTGCTAAACCAGCACCAAAGGCGCCTGTAGATAATGAAATATTACCGCAAATTGGTGCAGAACCAACGTACACTCAGGCAACAAGACCACCGGATGCAATAGGACCTCAGACTGCTAAACCAGCACCAAAAGCACCAGTGGCAGGAACAAGACCACCAGATGCAATAGGACCTCAGACTGCTAAATCAGCAAGTGATGATCCGATGGGCGGTATGGGCGAACCATCTGGTCCTGGCGAACCTGCAGGTACCAGACCACCAGATGCTATTGGACCTACATCGGCTCCGAAAGCAACAGCAAAAAAAGACGCTCCGGCAAAACCCAAAGCACCTAAGATTACATCACAAATGAGAGCAGACGCTATGGCTTATGCTGATAGAGATGGCTTACCATTAGATCAACTAGGTACATTAGTAAAAGGTACAGTTGGCGGAATTCCAACAACACTAGAAGTTGACAAATTTGGTACAGTTATCGACATGAAAACAGGTGATGTTATCGGCGGTGATGATGCAGATGCGGCTAGATCTAAATCTAAAGGAAGATCGGCTGGACTGGGTGAATCAGACATTGATGAAAATGCTTTTAATCAAGCGGCAGCCGCGGCGGCTCGTGCAGGTAAAGACAGTTTCGAGTTTGGTGGTAAGACACATAAAACTACAATGAAAAAAGCTGTAGCACACAAGCTAGATGACGATATCAATAGACTAAGGTCACTTGCTGGTATGAGCGGATCAGTAACTGAATCCAACGGCACATTTGTTGGTATCAATACAAAAACAGGTGACTTTGAATCAGGCATTAGCCGCGACGAAGCAATGAGTGGTAAATTCACACACATGTTGCCAGATGACACAACATACTTTGATCCAGACACAGCAGAAGAGCTAGTTGGCGCACCAGACGAAGAAATGAAAGCAATGGGTTGGGAAAAAGTAAAACCAAAAGGCACATTTGCTTGTATCAATGTTGACACAGGTGAATATGGATATTGTGACAAAGATGAACTTCACAAGTTTACACACATGATGCCAGCAGGTGAATTTACATATTTTGATCCAGACACAGCAGAAGAGCTAGTTGGCGCACCAGACGAAGAAATGAAAGCAATGGGTTGGGAAAAAGTAAAACCAATGGGAATTGAATCAGCAGTTGCTGAAGGTGCAACAGCTGAATCAGAAGAGCTATCAGTTCTTAGAAGAAACGCAGGGATATAAACAATGCCAACATCACAGGAAATGAGAGTAGACAAAACGTTTAATGGTGCAATGGATCAAATTAATCGATTGCAAAAAGTTTTCCGTGATGAAGGTGGCCTTGCTAAAGCAGTAGTTGATGTTGGCGGTAGTCAAGACTTTGGTGCTATACAAGAAGCATTTGACAACTTGTATGGTGCATTAGAAGATGCACACTATGATGCAATGGCTAGTGTTGAAGTAGAAGCAGTAAAACAAAAACTAGGTATGACCGAAGCTCCTAGCATGGGAGCGCCAGATTACAATCCAGCAAAAGCAAGTAGTGGCGGTCCAGCATTTGGTAAAATGCCACAGGAAATTAAATTAGCTGGTGATAGCATCTGGGATAGAGATGGTGAAAATCCAGACATGGTTACAATGACTGACTACGAAATGGTCACAGATAAAGAAGGCTATGTCGAAGTAGTTGTTGAACATGACGGTCCTTGGACAGTATATACAGATAGTGGTTTTGAAAAACATATCAGTGAAATGATTGGTATGGAAGTTACTTTTAGTGAACAAGGCATGCAAGAAGATGGAAGAGCTCATTTAGAAGGCGGAGATGGACAAACAGAGTCAGTAGCAGAAACAACAACTGATGAAGATACTGAAGAAGAAATTAAAGAACAATCCCCAGAATTATCAAGGCTAAAACAACTTATAGGCACTGATTCAATTAGAGAAATGAAGCAATGACAGACAAAACATTTAAAGATTATTTAAAAGAAGATACTGTGTCTGAAGCAGTTGACCAAGCATTAATTGATCAAGTAATAGATCAAATTATAAGAGATATAGATATGGGTGACCAAACAGCAATTGAAGAATTGCTGATGAGTTGTCCAGAAGATAAACTCAAAGGTTTCTTATCAGAAGTCAATGAGGGAAAATACGGTACATTGTACAAAAAAGGTGTGAGTCGCAACTTAGCGGTTCTCAAAAAAAACGCAGGCATTACATAACTAAAGAGCTAGTGTAAAAACTAGCTCTTTTTTTTAACATAAGTACTACTATAATGAGTGTAGATACTAAACTAATCAAAACCCCATACAAAAGAGAAAACTTTAATCAACAACAGATTGAAGAGATTGTCAAATGTACACAAGATCCTCAATATTTTATTGAAAACTTTGTATGGATACAACACCCTGTAAAAGGCAGGTTAAAGTTTGACTTGTTTGACTTTCAACGTGGACTATTAGATGCTTATCACCATCACAGATATAGTATAGCACTTATCAGTAGACAAATGGGTAAGTCAACAGCGGCTGGAGCATATTTGTTATGGTATGCAATGTATGTACCTGACCAAACTATTCTTATTGCGGCACACAAATACAGCGGTGCCCAAGAGATTATGCAACGTATTAGATTTGCATACGAACTATTACCAGACCATGTGAGAGCAGGTTGTACAGCATACAACAAAGGATCACTAGAATTTGATAATGGTAGCCGTATTATTGCACAAGCTACAACAGAAAACACAGGACGTGGTTTAAGTATTTCACTAGCATACTTGGACGAGTTTGCATTTGTGAGACCTAGTATTGCTCGCGAGTTTTGGACCAGTTTGTCACCAACACTTAGTACAGGTGGTAAGTGTATTATTACAAGTACACCAAATCAAGACGATGACCAATTTGCACAAATTTGGCGTGCCGCATGTAACACAACAGACGAGTTTGGAAATGAAAAAGAAGTAGGTAAAAACGGATTTAAGAGTTACAGTGCAGATTGGAAGCAACACCCTGATAGAGACCAGCCTTGGGCTGATGAAGAAAAGGGTAAAATTGGAGAAGAACGTTTTCGTAGAGAACATCTAAATGAATTTATTGCATATGACGAAACATTAATCAGCAGTTTAAAACTTGCTACAATGGAAAGCAGAGATGTATACAAACGCACAGGGCAAGTACGTTGGTACAAAAACATTGTAAAAGGTAAAACATATGTTGCTGGTTTAGATCCAAGTTTAGGGACAGGCGGTGATAACAGTGCTATACAAATATATGAACTACCAGGTATGAAACAGGTAGCAGAATGGATGCACAACAAAACTAGTATTACAGAACAAATACGAATAATGAGACAAATGCTATTAGAAATACAAGAACAATCCCCCGACAGCGAAATATATTGGAGTGTAGAAAACAATACACTAGGAGAAGCCGCACTAGTTGTAATAAATGAAATGGGAGAGGACAATATACCAGGACAATTTATAAGTCAACCCCGCAGTGCTAATAGAGGTTTTAGGAAAGGTTTTACTACTACAAACAAAAGCAAACTAGCGGCATGTAGTAAACTTAAAACATGGGTTGAAACAGATAGAATGGAAATTGCCAGTAGTGCATTGTTAAGAGAGATCAAAACATTTATTGCTAGGGGTAGCAGTTTTAGTGCAAAAGAAGGCGAAACTGATGATCTGGTAATGGCATGTGTATTGGTAGTACGCATAGCACAACAAGTGGCACAATATGATGAAAATGCATATGATGAACTAAAGGATAGTTTCTCAGATGAAGAGGCAGTTGACCCCATGCCATTTGTGTTTCTAACATAAATACATTAAAGGAACTTTAGTATGATTACAAGTGACAAAATTGCACAAGATGTTTTTAATATTCTTAAAGGCAACGGATATGACCTAAAGATTTTCACTGACGAAGGTGAAAGTACTGTAGATCCACAATCTGCTAGACGTTTCTATATTGCAAAACTAGGAAGTATGGTTAACTTAGATGAAACAGATAGTAAAAGAGAAATTCGTGTAAGTGTTAATCAAAATACAGATATCAAAGAATTTAAAGATACACTAGCATTATTAAAAAATCTAGCTAATCGTAATGTTATTGAATACACACTTAAAAGTTTTACAAAGGCAATAGAACCAAAAGACCAAGATTACCAAGCACAGAAAGTAAGAGACATGAAACAAGATGTATCAGAAGGCATTAGCGCCGCATATGGTAGTAGCAAGAGCAGTTACCAGCAGTTAGAGAATTCTAAACTAATAATTAAACATACAAAACCAGTTAACGAAGAATCACGTGGTAGTAGAAGTAGAAATATTAGTGCTATCTATATTGAAAGTGCAGATGGCGAACGTTATAGAATGGAAACTAATAATTTAGCAGGCGGTAGAGCAATGCTAAGACACGTTAAAGAAGGTGGCAATCCATATGATGAATTCGGTAGACATATTAGTGAGCAGTGTGTAGAACTTAAGAAATTAAAAGAATTTAAAAAGTACAGTCTTCGTAATGGCTTGGTAAACGAAGATACTACTGATATTGTAGAAGCAGTGGGTAATAGAATTAATAGTTTAAGAGAAGGCATTAACAAGCTAAAAGGTTGTAAATGCTATCATGAAACAAAAGAGAAGTTTGAATCAAAAGAAGTTAAAATTAACGAAACAGATAGAAACAAACTTCGTAACCAGTTTACAGTACGCACATTTGATGAAAGTTTAGATGAAGCGTTACCGTATGTAAATGCATTAGTCAAAGAGATGAAATCACTCAAAGAGGCTGATGACTTTGCAAAAGAGACCATGGATAGTCTTGTAGATACTATAGCTAAAATGGATACAGTATCACTACGCAAGGGTATCAATGTAAAATCTGATCCTGAGAATCCAATGAACTTGAGCAGTTTTGGAAACATGCCTAAGGAAAATCAAATTGCAGTAGTTATGGAATACTTAGGTAACTCCATTGACTTTGCAAAAAAAGGTGAGGGTCAGTTAAGTCAGTTGCTGACTAGAATGAGCGATCTAATGATGGAACGTGTCAAAGACAAAGCCGTTATGATGTCAGGAGTACAAGCAATTAACTCCCTATTCAAAAAGCTCACAGCTACAGCAAGTGAAAATACAGATGTTAATGAAGACTGGGAGGAAACATTCGAAAGTAATTTTAATAATTACGATTTTAATAAACTTTTTAGTTGACATCCAACTTTAGATAACATATACTAATGACTATATAAGTAGTCATGAGGCATACTTAGGCAACAGTTGCATTAAGCAACACACATAGGCAAAAATTTAGGAGAAAAACTATGGCAACATTGGCAGAAATTCGTGCAAAATTGCAAGAGCAAGAAACAAGTGGCGGACGTGGTTCGCAATCAGGTGGCGACAACGCTATCTTCCCTTTTTGGAATATCCCAGAAAACTCAACAAGTGTACTTCGCTTTTTACCAGATGGTGATGCGAGCAATACTTACTTTTGGCGTGAACGTCAGATGATTCGTTTAGGATTTGCTGGCGTAAAAGGCGACCCAAACAGTCGTGCAGTTACAGTAAACGTTCCATGTAATGAAATGTGGGGACCGACAGGATCATGTCCTGTACTAGCTGAGGTACGTCCTTGGTTTAAAGATCCTGCACTAGAAGATATGGGTCGTAAGTATTGGAAGAAACGTTCATATGTTTTCCAAGGCTTTGTAGCTGAAAGCAGTCTACAAGAAGATACTACTCCGGAGAATCCAATCCGTAGGTTTGTTATCAATCCTAGTATTTTTAATATTATTAAAGGTGCATTAATGGACAGTGACTTCACTGAACTTCCAACAGATACTGAACAAGGTACTGACTTCCGTCTTACTAAGACAACTAAAGGTCAATATGCTGACTACAGTACTAGTAGTTGGGCACGAAGAGAACGTAGCTTGGATAGTAATGAGAGAGCGGCTGTAGAACAATACGGCTTGTTTAATCTCAATGATTATCTTCCTAAGCAACCAAATGAAGAAGAACTTCGTGTTATTGGTGAAATGTTCGAAGCTAGTGTTAATGGCGAAATGTATGATTCAGAACGTTGGGGCAATTATTATCGTCCTGCTGGCGTACAAATTGACACTAGTAATAGTGCTCCAAAAGCAGAAAGTGCAACACCAGCACCTGCTCCAGCACCTACTCCTACACCGCAACCTGCTCCAGTAGCAGAAGCGGCACCTGCACCTGTTACTCCTCCTGAGAAACAAGAAGAAGTAGCGGCGGCAGTAGCGGCAACGGCTCCAGCTGAAGGCGGAGCAAAGCCAAGTGCTCAGGACATTTTAGCGGCAATTAGAAACCGTAGCAATTAATCGAAAATCTAACTAGTAGGCGGCAACTAGTCGCCTACTGTGGCTTTATGGAGAAATAGATGGCAAAACCTTTTGACGTAAGTAAATTCCGCAAAAGTATTACAAAGAGCGTACCTGGGCTCAGTAGCGGATTTAGAGATCCTGATACATGGATCTCAACAGGAAATTATACACTAAACAAACTACTAAGTGGTGACTTTAACAAAGGCATTCCACTAGGTAAAGTAACAGTGTTTGCAGGTGAATCAGGCGCAGGTAAAAGTTTTATCTGTAGTGGTAACCTAATTAGAGAAGCACAAAAGCAAGGTATTTTTTGTGTACTAATTGACAGCGAAAATGCACTAGACGAAGCATGGCTCAAAGCACTTGATGTTGACACCAGTGAAAACGCATTGTTAAAACTAAACGTAGCAATGATTGATGAAGTTGCTAAAGTTATCAGTGAGTTTATGAAAGACTATAAAGCAAGTTATGCTGACAAAGAAGATGAAGATCGTCCTAAAGTATTGTTTGTGATTGATAGTTTAGGCATGATGCTTACTCCTACAGATGTAGATCAATTTACTAAAGGTGATATGAAAGGCGACTTAGGTCGTAAACCTAAAGCACTTACTGCACTTGTAAGAAATTGTGTAAACATGTTTGGTGACTACAACGTAGGACTAGTAGCAACTAACCATACATATGCTTCGCAAGATATGTTTGATCCAGACGATAAGATTAGTGGCGGACAAGGCTTTATCTATGCATCAAGTATTGTTGTTGCTATGCGTAAACTAAAACTTAAAGAAGACGAAGATGGTAATAAGATTAGCGAAGTAAAAGGTATCCGAGCGGCATGTAAGGTTATGAAAACTCGCTTTGCAAAACCATTTGAAAGTGTACAGATTAAGATTCCATACGAGACAGGTATGAATCCATACAGTGGGTTTGTTGACTTGTGTGAGAAACTTGAACTATTAAAGAAAACGGGTAATCGATTGGAGTATACTAGCCCAACTACTGGAGAAGTGCTTACACAATTTCGTAAAGCATGGGAAAGAAACGAAAACGGTTGCTTGGATTTGATTATGACCGAATGGGGTCAAAAAGACCTTCCGGAGGTAAATATCCAAGAACAAGAAGTACAAGATATCTTACCTGAGGAAGAGCCTATACATGAAGATGGATGATGAAGAAATAGCCGCATACGTTGATATGTGGCTATCTCTAAAACCTTATATTAATCCCAAAGACAAAGAATTGGCATGCGAAAAGTTTCTAGCAGTAATCAATGAAAACATTGCTGACTTGAGCGAAGTATGCGATGAATGGTTTGGGCATGATTCAACACTTGACAGAGTAATAAGAGACGTTTATTATGAAGATGCATATGATGATATTGACGAAGACTCTGATGAATACGATGATTGGTAAATGACCTGGTATAGCAAAGTAAGACAGGATATAGCTAATATAGTTCCTGCAATTCAACATTTCGAAACTCAACTAGATGAAGCAAGATTAGATTGCGGACTCAAAGGTAATGTGGAAAAACATTCACGTGACATGCCGGGTATAGTTGAGTATCGTTTTAATCAGTTGCAAGAACTTGAAGCTATCCTCGAATACTTAAATATAGAAATGCGTAAAATACGCAATAAGCATTATCGCAAGTACTTAGAAGGATACAACAAAGCACTCTCGAGTAGAGATGCTGAAAAGTATGCTGATGGTGAACAAGAAGTTATTGACCAACAACATATTATTAATGAAGTAGCTTTAATCCGAAATAAGTTTATGGGATTGATAAAAGCAGTAGATGCCAAGCAATTTCAGATAAACAATATTGTAAAGCTCAGAGCGGCTGGATTAGAGGATGTAAGTTTATGATAGTAACAGTAGCAAGTGACCACGGAGGTTACAAAGTAAAAGAAGCAATCAGTGAATGGTTGTTAGAACAAGGACACAATGTTAGAGATTGGGGAACAGATAACGAAAAGAGTTGCGATTATCCTGACTATGCTAAAGGCGTATGTGAACTTGTAGCAGATGGCGGTGCAGATTTTGGTATCCTTGTTTGTGGCACAGGAATTGGCATGAGTATAACTGCAAATAGAAATCCAAAGATTCGTGCCGGACTTTGTAAAGATACCCAAACTGCTATGCTTACTAGGCAACATAATGATGCGAATGTACTGTGTTTGGGTGCTAGAGTCACAGACCATGCATGGATAACAAATATAGTAGATACATTTCTTACTACAGAATTTGAAGGTGGACGTCATCAAACAAGAATAGATAAGTTATGAGTAATATAGTAGTAATAGGTACCCAATGGGGAGACGAAGGCAAAGGCAAGGTTGTTGATTTTTTGTCTGATAAAGCAGATATTATCGTAAGGTTTCAAGGCGGACATAATGCAGGACACACGTTAGTTATTAATGATAAAGTGTTTAAACTTAGTTTATTACCTAGTGGAATTATTAGAGAAGATAAGGTTACAGTAATAGGCAATGGTGTTGTATTAGATCCTTGGGTACTGTTGAAAGAAATTGAACTAGTGCGGTCGAAAGGTATTACTATTACTCCTAATAGATTATTAATTGCAGATAATACTCCACTTATACTTCCCTATCATAGTAAGTTAGATCAGTCTAGAGAACAAGCCACTAGCAATAAGATAGGTACAACTGGTAGAGGTATTGGTCCTGCATATGAAGATAAAGTTGGTAGGCGCAGTATAAAAGTAGGAGACTTAGCAGACATTGACTTGTTAAAACAAAGATTACAGGTAGCAAGCGAGTATCATAAGTTTGAAGTTCAAACAGTACTTGATGAACTATTACCTATTAGAGACGAAGTTTTACAGTATGTCAAACCTGTAGCAGAATGGTTAAATGAACAAACAGACGCTGGTAAAAATATATTGTTTGAAGGTGCTCAAGGTTCAATGCTTGACGTAGACTTTGGTACATATCCGTATGTTACTAGTTCAAATTGTTTAGCAGGAATGGCTAGTATAGGTAGCGGTGTACCTCATAACAAAATACCATATGTGGTTGGTATAACAAAAGCATATACAACTAGAGTAGGTGAAGGACCAATGCCTACTGAACTAACAGATGATATAGGTTGGCATCTTTCTGAAGTAGGTAAAGAAAAAGGAACAGTTACCGGTAGAGACAGAAGATGTGGTTGGTTTGATGCAGTAGAAGTTCGTAAAACATGTATGCTAAATGGAGTTACTAGTATTGCACTAATGAAAATAGATGTACTTGATCAATTGGCATCTATAAAAATATGTGTAGATTATATTGATGATAGTCCTGTTTATGAAGAGATACCTGGATGGAAAACAAGTACAGTTGGCATCACTAGTATAGAAGAACTACCAGAACAAGCCAAATGCTACATTCAACGTATAGAAGAACTAGTACAAACTTCAGTTGGAATTGTTAGTACAGGTCCACAACGTAATCAAACTATTATGAAAAAAGATACATTTTTTTAAAAAAAGACGTCAAAAAGGTTGACAGTATGAGCTCTTGGTGTTAGTATATAAGAGTAAGTTAAGTAAACAAGGAGTTGACGACATGGCATTTATTAAAGCAGAAGACGTAAAAGCAATCCGAGAAGAACTTAAAGCTACATTTCCAAAGTTTAAATTTGGTGTTCGTAAGCGGGACTTCTCAAGTGTAACTGTTACTGTAAAAGCTGGTCCAACAGACTTCTCAGGTATTATGCGAAATCCAGAAGATGGACATACGCCAGTCAATCAATATCATACACATATGTATGGTGAGCACAAAGGGTTTTTTGATAAAGTGCATGAGATCATCAAAACTGCTCCTATTAAAGGAGAAGGTTATTGGTCTAAAAAAGGTTGGTATGATAACAGTGATTCGATGACAGATTACTTTGACACTGCTTATTATATTAGTATGGAAGTTGGTAGCTGGAATACGCCATACGTTCAAAAATAAAACGGGAGAGTATTTTTGGGAGGAAATTTTTAACCCGGGCAATGATGCCCCGCTCAATAGAAGGAATAATAATATGAGTGAAACAATGCAAACCGTTGTAGAAGCAACAAAAATTTTAGTCAAATGGATAGTAATAATTGCTGTCATATTTGGTATGATAAATGGTTTTCAATGGCTCTATGCACAAAACGGTGTAGGAAAAGTTGAAGCAGAACTATATGGGATATTGACTTTTGGAATACCATTCGCTATTATAATGATAGGAACAATGGTATGGTCAGAAGCCAAATACCGTGTTTGGAAAACAAACAAAGGAATCGAATAAAAGAATTCCACACTTAGCTCAGCTGGATAGAGCAACTGCCTTCTAAGCAGTAGGTCACAGGTTCGAATCCTGTAGTGTGGGCCAATATGGACGGGTGCCTGAGTGGTCGAAAGGAGCGGTTTGCTAAATCGTCGTACGGTCAAACGTACCCAGGGTTCGAATCCCTGTCCGTCCGCCATACTATAAATACCCATAGCTAGCAGAAGGCTAGCCAAAAAATAGGAAACAAAATGAAAGTTGGAGAAGTATTAATTGAAGCCGCTAGAAAGCAAGCTGAAGGCGAAATGGCAGTACACAAAGCAAACATTGAAGTCTATAGAACAATGCCTGCTGGTATTGGTGAACACAGTGATGTCACTGAAGCTATTATTGCTGAACTTGATAAGATGGCGGCGGCAAGCGATCGTTTAGAAATGATCGAAAAACACTTTAGCTGATCTATAGGAGGAATTTAATGACAGACGATTTTGGACCAAGTTGGTATAACAAAACTGAAAACAAAGAACTAAACAGATTGAGCGTAATCAATCTTGTAGACGACGAATTTTTACAGTGTAGTTTTTACGAACATGGACAAATCGTTGGTATTATTCCTTACTATGACAAGTCATTTACATATGTTAAAGATGCCTCAATTAATTGGTGTCAAGGTATAATGACTATAGAGACTGTTAAAGGTTATACGGAACAAAGCGACTTGTTCTCGGTATAAATTACTGTCAAATTAGGTTTTGTCAGTCTACGCACTCTCCATAGACTCTTATTGCAAATAATTCTTACTATTAGTTGCAATTAAAAAAGGTTGACAGTATGACGTCTTGATGTTACTATATAAGAGTAAGTTAAGAAAGGCGGACAAATGTCAATTTTAAAAAACATCCTATACTATACAATAATGACACCTGTAAAACTTTCAGTCTGGACTGTTAATTTTTTAACATGGTTTATTAATACTGCGGTTATACTTTTTTTAATACTTGCAGTATGTATGCTAATTTTTTAATTGACACTACATATCTTTATGCTAATATAAATGAGTAACTTAACAGAGGATAAGAAAATGGCACGTCAAAAAGCACAGTATAACACTCGTCAAGTTTTAGAACTCGCTATCGAAGTTGATAAAGCACAAGGCTTTATTAAAAGCGGTTATGGCTATTTTGACCAAAAAGCCGATAAGCAAGTGTATGATAATAAGACAGCAATTCTTAATATGCTCGAAGGTGCAACAGAGTTAATGTCAATTAGCAAATCTTCAGTAGAACAAGCTGATAAAATTGTAGATGAATTCAAACAAGAGCTTATTGCTAAAAAACTTAGCGGTAATATAAATGATTTTGAAAGTAATGTACTACAAAGTATTGGCAACGAAACAGTTGAAAAATTTGGTGTTGCGGTGTTAGCAAGTTTGCCTAATAGTTTTCGTGTGCTACAAAAGCGTCAAGGATTAGATGACTTTTTTGATGAGCATCGTAAGTCAAGTGAGTTTGTTGGTAAAATTGGTGAACGGTTGCGTTTTCCAGCTTTTATTAAAGATGTAAAGTTTATTGCCAAGTATAACATTCATTTGGTAACCTGCTTAACCAAAGAAAACAACATTATAAAATTCTTCTTTAATCGTGAGCCTGATATTCAAGGTCTTATCGAAGGCAAAGACGTAATACTTACTGGTAAAGTTAAAACACATGATATAAGTAAATTTTCTAATTGTAAAGAAACAGTTTTCAATTATGTGAGAATTGAGCAATAAAAAAGGTTGACAACATCTGTAATGATGTTATTATGTATATATAAGTTGTTAAAAAGGAGTGAGAACCAATGCAGAC